TCAAGATAAGTTCCTGTAGCTGATATGTGCAAGATACGCGCATTGCCGGGGTCACCAACCCAAAATGAACTATCTGGGTCTACCATAAGAAATGTTTGCCTTGCATACCCTCTTCCAGCGGTATCATCCAACCACAGTTTAGTTTTAGTTACATTTGGAAAGCAAGTTGTGTATCCACCAGCATCACCATAAGTTGAAAGTAAAACTCCTGCTTCAGAAAAAATCTTTATTTGTTGAGAAGACCCACCATCTGCAACAAGAATATTAGAAGTCGTGGGGTCAACTGTGACTGACAATGGAAGTACAATACCTGGCAGCGGTGGAGTCATAAGAATAGGATTACCATATGCTGTCACTCTTACAACATTTACCCCAGACACTACCATCAGTGTGCCATCAGGTTCAAATGACATACGACCCGGCGAAGGTACACTAATGGTATTGTCTAGCGCTCCGCTCGTCTTGTCAAAAATCAAAATCTCATTTGCAGCCAAATGACTCACGGCCAACCATTGACCATTTGACTGGACAGCTATACCTCCAGCTACGTTTCCTTGATCAATGACGCTCGGAACTAGAGTTCCATCAGTGGGTTTGATTCCTGAAGGAAATATGTAGTAGCTGTTTGTTGCAATGTTCCATCCCATCACATAAGGAACGCTTGCTGGCCATCCAGAACCCACTTGAGCATAGTAGACATTGATACCATCGGTGGTTACATATTGATCCTCGTCAAGATAACCTGCACTGTTTAATGCAGTTGGTTGTTGTGGTGAAGTAAAAGAAAAACTTGATGCGTTCTTTCCACCCTCAGAATAAGCATTGGCTGTATAAACAATTCCATTAGCATTTGCCATATCCACCGGCAATTGACTTTGTGAATCCCAACTATTTGCATCAGTCCACGATTTTGAAGTATCTCCGACTACTCCCCAAGTATATGATGTCATAGGTGGTGTTACTGGCGGAACCACAGGAGGAACCACAGGAGGAACCACTGGTGGTACAACAGGCGGAACAACAGGCGGTACAACTGGAGGATTCAACATAAAAGAGGCTTCTGCAATCGCATCGCTATTAGTAATAGTTCCAGAACACACATTTCTTGTGATTGTACCTGAACAAGCCGTCCACATATAAAAACTACTTCCTTCACTAGCAGTTGCAGTGGTTGACCATTTGGTTCCAATGATTAATTCGCTCCCAGGACAATCCATTCCAACATTAGTTCCTAACCCAGTACCAGTTACACTAGGAATGCAAGAATAGGTTGGTTGAATCGGTGGTGGTATTGGTACAGGAATTGGTGCTGGAGATGGACAAGCAGTTAAAAACAAGCAAGATAACAACAAACTTCTTAATACATTTTTCATTTACAACCCCTTATAGATATCCAGCAGCAATGATGAATCATAAAATTCACTGTTGATGTTTAGCAATTGGCCCTGCACGATTGTATCCACTGATTCAAAATTAACATTTCCGCCAAGAGAGGAATCATCCATGTGCGCGTCTTTTTTCATCGTTACAAGACTGAGTTCTCGTAAATCGTATTCTTCAACTAAATTTTCTTTTAAATAACCAGCTTCTTCATAGGACACATCTGTATCCATATACAACTTAATATATCCGCGTTCTGGTAAAAATCTACTTGGATCGTCAACCAAATCACTGACTTTTACTGTACGATATTTTGGTGCTTGTGGCCATGTAACAAAAGTTGGTTCTTCTCCCCATGGCAAAATCATCATGCCTCGATCATCATCCCACGCATCACCAAAATTATGCGGAAAGGCATTACCAATATAAGTAATATTTCCACGAGTTTGACGCTTATGAAAGTGGCCAGTAAAAACTTGTTGATAATCACTGAAATGTTCTGCACGTAATTCACCAACTTCTGGCATTTCTACCATTGCGTTCATAAGAAATTTTGGTAATTCAAAATGACCAAATAAATATTGACCGCGCTGTTTGAGTATTTGCTTATATTCATCTTGAACCATCCACGGAACAAACACAGCATCACCAATGGTTGTAATTTCGTTGAAAATTTCAATATGTGGAATGTGTTCGGCCCAAGCAATACTACTTATGGTTCGTTGATCCCTATAGAATAGATCGTGATTTCCAGGAATTATGATTGTCTTGTCAAAGGCATCACTTAGAATTCGCAATCCACGAAGACCATAATTCATAGTTACCAAATTTGTGCTGTTACGGTTATGAAAATAATCGCCCAAAAACAAGCACATATCACAATTATTCTTTTGAGCTTCTTCAATAAACCAAAGTAAATAATCTAAACAGTCTTGATTATGAATTGCACTATTGGTTTTCAAACCCATATGAAGATCGGTCATTATTGCTGCTTTCTTAAATAGTTGTTTCATTAGCCCTCAAATTTTTTCAATGTTTCCAGTTGAATACTTTCCCAAGCACTCACCCACGCTGTATCTTTGTTATACCACCAGCACGATATTACATAAGAACCTCGCCATTGACCTTTATATGGTTCTTTGATTATGCAAAATTCTGATAAATCCGTAACGTCATCATGGTGTTCCATAACATATGCATCTGGATACATTTTCAAAACCTTACTTTTGATTTTTTCTACTTTCATATGTCTCTATTATACAATAAGATTTGCTGAATACAAAGAAGTATTTTAGTCATAATCATCATGACTAGAATCTTTATTTGATCTAGTATAACTTGGATTCATCGAATTTTGAATGAGCAAATCATCTCTCAATTTTTGATTTTTCTTTTCCATATTCAAAATACGAAGAAAACTGTTATATGAAATTTGAGTGAGGAACGCAAATGGATTTTGGCTACGACTTTCATCAAATTGTAAAGCAACCTGACAAAGTTGTAATACTGCCTGTCCTTGCATTTCTTCTCTGTATGAATAATTTCGCCAATTTCCCTTGAGAGCATACTTTTCAGTTAGCTTCATCAACATCCTAGCCAAATTATCGGTTAATCCACCATGAGTTTTGCAAAATTCACCACCATCAAATGAGCCACGCCAATGACTTTTACCAACTATGTACGATTGTCCATTCTTTTTGATACGATAATGAAAAAATGGCGGAAAATTTAATCGAATATGATCTGCTTTGACAGTGGTTAGAGATTCCTGAACTAAAATTTCAACCATTTCTGCTTCTTCAACATCATCAGATTCATCTTCTGACTTCACTTCATCAAAGAATTTGCTTAAAACATCAGTTTGTAAGATGGGTTGACGAATATTTTTTGGTACCTTTGGTGGTAACAATGGAATATGTTGCCAAGTCATAACACGAAAAACTAAATCAGTATTCGGAATATCATCGGCTTCAATTCTGCTTCCTTCTTCCTTTAGCAGTCGTGCGGCCCTATTAATTTTGGCTTGTTCAATAGATTCTGGGTTAATATCATCAACGGACAATAAAATTGTATCATATTGATGATCCTTTGTTGAATTTAAAAAAGAACAGTATGAATTTTTTGATATATGAATTTCTTTCAATAAATCGCGATTGTTCAAATAATTTTGTTTAATGACGCCTCCGTTACTACGCATAAATACTTATACGATATTATAACATCATTCTGTAACTGAGGTCAAGAAAATAATGGCACCAATTCTTAGTTTACCATCTGCTTCTTCGCAAATTAGCGATCCAAGCGCTCTTGATCCCACTTGGAGTCGGTTAAACACATTGAATATGCCACCGGCATTATCTTCAACACCCATTGTCACACTAGCTGGCGCACCTCTAAATGACAAGCGTGTTCGAATTTCTATGTTACCAGGAAGTCCTGCCATATTTTACAAAGACCCATCAAATACACTACTCAATAAGTATTTAAGCTCAACAAATGGCGTCTTATTTCCATTTCAACCTAAAGTTGACATTTCTTTTGCAGCAAACTATCAAGCACAAAAGGTTATTCAAAGCAATTTTACATTTTATAGTTATGAAAATAGTGAACTCAAACCATTTGATTTAAGCTGTGATTTTCCAGTGCGCAATCCATATGAAGGTCAATATGTTATTGCGGCTCTTACATTCTTACGCAGTCTTACAATGATGTTTACAGGCAATGACGATAATGTTTCAAATAATGGTCAAATGCTGGCTGGTTCACCCCCAATGATTGTTAGTCTTCAAGGTATGGGTTTTGGTGGTCTTGATTCTATTCCAGTTGCAATTACTAATGTGACTACTTCTTATCCAGAAAATATTGATTATGTAACCATAACTATGCCAGGTGCAGAAAATTTGGCAAATGAACTTATCAAAGTTCCAACACTAATGACAATTTCGGTTACTTGCACACCAATGTTTAGTCGTCAATTTGCTTCGCAATTCAGTGCAATCAATTTTTCAACAGGAAAACAAAGATATCAATTACTTAAAGTTGAACCACTTGCTACTCCGAATCCTACTACAACTGTTTCACCAACTACAACAGTTTCACAATCTCCAATAACAACAAGTACATATACAAATAATTTGTTAACAACATTAAGAAATGCAGGATCATAATGACAATTACAGCATACAGTAGCAGTAGCGTTTATTACCGTACCCCAATTGATACTCAAGGACGTTTAAGTTATTGGGTTCCACGTCCTGTCCCAGCTTCTTTGAGTGATACGGTAGTTACGATTTCTGCGGCTTATGATCAACGGCCCGATTTGATGGCACACGATTTATATGGTGACGCTCGTTTATGGTGGGTCTTTGCTCAAAGAAATCCAAATAGTTTAGCCGCTGATCCTTTGGGGAATTTTGTTGCTGGTCTTCAAATCTATATTCCAGATGCGGCGACTTTGAAAACAGCGTTAGGATTATAAAATATGCCAACATCGCCATCATTTTCCGCACCTGTAACAACAAGTACAGCAACAACCACTCTTTTATCAGATATAAAAGATGATGAATATATTGAATCACTAAACCACTCGCCAGTAACGTTAAGCCCAATGATAAATAATCTTTTAACAACATTAAGAGATGATTCAGTAACCACTACGGCGGCAGGAGCCACTGTAACTGCGGTTGCGAATGCAGGTTCAGTAACTACCCCTCCATCCACAGCACCAACATTGGTTCCAGCACCAAACGCGCTTCGTAGCTATGCTTCATACAATCCAGTGTTGTCTCTTTTAGTTACCACTCCTGCCAAATATGGCAAATTAAACGATACTCCATTTCTCGGGTTTAATACAACAGATTGGCAAGTGATTTGTAAATCTGGTGGAGTTGGGCCAAACAAGGCACAAGGGATTGATGAATCAACTGGTAATTTCGTTGAAGGCGGAACTCAATATTTTAGTCGTGATTTGTATATTGAATCTGCAACCGTGGAAACATTATGCGGAATGAGTCATGAAAATCGTGGCAGTAATGCAACCAATGTTGAATTTACTATTGTTGAACCATATGGCATGGATTTGATTGAACAATTATATGACTATTGTAATGATGGACTCTTAGAGAAAAATTATTGTCAGATTCCGTATATGCTAAAAATTGAATTCAAAGGATTTTTAGATGATGGAACAAATCAAACTATTCCATACACTACTAAGTATATTCCAATTCGGCTTGCATCCATGGATATCAAAGTCACTAACATGGGAGCCATCTACAAAATTACTGCCTTTGCTTTCAATGAACTTGGAAACACAGAAAGTTATGGACGAGTTCCTACGGATATTCAAATTGGAACAATGGATGCTTTTATAAAAGAAGCGGGACAAGCAGCGAGCGCTGGTGTTAATGTTGTTGCTGTCAACACAAAAAATGGTGTTCAAAATCAAATATATGTTTCACAGGGAGATAAATCTGGAATAACTCAAACAATGGAAGCTGATGGAACTATTGCCGATACAATAACTCTATCTCAATTAGGTTCTCCAAATCCTTCAATGAAAGATATTACAGATGCTCTTGTTGCTGTTTTAAATAGAATTCAACAAAATTTACTTAAAAGTCCAGGAGATAACAAACCTGCTCCTCAAGCCATAGCAGATACATATAATATTGCGTATTCGAAAGTTCCGTCAACAAACAATGGAACAATAGATTCGGCAAAATTTATACAATTTTCCAATCTAATTCCTCCATCTGCCAAAGACACTAATATGCAAGCCAATTATGTCAATAAAGATAACAGCGTTGATACAAAAAAATACGCACAGCATATGGCTTCATTTTTACCAAATGCACAAGGAGAAACTCCAGCAGGGGTTACATATGGAGACAGTCTCATTACTTTTAGTAGTGGCAGCAGTATTATAGACTGTCTAAATACTCTTTTTGTTAACAGCGACTACATTGTGGCCCAAATTCGAAAATATAATCAATGCGTTGATGATGTCAATAAAGCTGTGGTGTCTACTAATTATCAAACTGGAACACCTGTTCCGCAAAGCCTACAAGAAGCATTGGATAAGCTAAAATATACCACTTTGGATTGGTTTATAATTATACCATCGGTATCCATGGGCAAGTATGATGGCATACGAAGAATATACGCACACAACATTACATACACAATTCAACCATATCCAGTTTTTAATTCACGTAGTATTAGCGCACCAAACAATGATCCTCTTGCAAACAATCGTGTTGTCAAGACATATGATTACATTTTTACCGGGAAAAATACAGAAATCCTCAACTTTGATTTGAATTTTAGCAACGCTTTTTTCACATATGCACAATTTAATCAAAACTCAAAAGGTATGGGAACTGGAGCAAATGCACCCGCTGGTCAACCTCCAGGAACAGTTGCTCCAACTTCTCAAGTAAGTCTTCAAGCAAAATCAACTGTAACAGTAAATGGTCAATACATTCAACCATCTCCTTCCAGTCCAAATGCTTATTCAGGTATGGGGGCGCAAACGCCAGAAAGAGTTCAAGCAGCAGATGTGGCAGCTACCATTTATGCTCCGGGTGAACAAATTTCTCTGGATATGACAATTTACGGCGATCCTGATTTTATTCGACAAGATGGTGTATTTCTCCCCACCACCAGTTCCGATGCTTATCTCAATCCTACTTCACCAATCAATATTCAAGGAATATTGTTTAACTCTGGTGAAATCTATACAAATGTTAATTTCAAAATTCCTCAAGATATCAATTCTACTACGGGGTTACTCGATCTTGCATTTGATGCTAATGATACTAGTGTTACTTCTAAATATTATCGAAATGTGTTTAGTGGATACTTTCGTGTGTCAAATGTAACCAATAAATTTGATAAAGGCTTGTTTACTCAACAATTACATATGTTCCGCTATGTTCCAACTCACGATCTTGATGCAACCAATACTACAACTCAAGGACAAAGTACTGTTGTTTCTAATGCAGGAGGAACATCCACAACTCCAACTCCGGCAGATATAGCATTGGCATCATCATCAGCAACAACTGCTACAGTTCCAGCAAATCCAACAGCTTATAAAAACGCAGCGATAAATGCAGTAAAAAATACGCCAATTCTTTTCTTCCCATAAAATTTTCAAAAGGCTAAATATGATATAGATAAACGGAGCAACTATGCGATTACATGAATTATTTGAGTCACCATTTACGCAGCCAGGAATTTTACCTGTACTCAATGTTCCACAAACTGCGCCAGTAGTTGGTCAAAATTCAGCAAATGTTGCCGTTCAACCAGGAACCGTTGCTCCAATTACCAGTCAACCAGGAACTCCCACATCAAATGTAGCGTCAACACCAGGTACCCTTGCACAACCAAATACAACAGCAACTCCTCCCGATCCAGCAGCAATAGCACGCCAATATCCAATAAATTCAATACAAAAATTACCAATAGGACAAGGCAGTGTTGAACGACCAATGAGAGTTACCGCTGTTGCAGACAATAATACAGCAATAAAAGGTCAAAAAGCTATTACATTCGATGATCCAAATAACCCAAATGCTCCACAACAAACATATCCCGCATCAGTATTACCACTAAGGAAGTAAAATGAGTAACTACCGAGGATTTAGCACCGTATCATCGTCCAGTCAAAAGAAATTTGTGCTGACTGATAACGATTTGATCAAGCAGGACTTGCTTAATGTACTAAAAGCAAGACGGGGTTCTCGTGTAATGCAACCAAATTATGGTTGTATCGTTTGGGAAAAGCTGTTTGAAACTATTTCTCCCTCTGATGTTCAGGATATTTCCAACAATATTACCACTATCATCAAAAATGATCCGCGAGTCAACTTGGTTAGTTTGGATGTGTCACCAATCCAATACAGTATCACGGTAACTTTGCTTTTGAGATATGTTGCAACCAACCAATTAGAGCAATTAGTCTTAACTTACAATGAAAATATGGATAATTTTTAACACATAAATACTACTATGAGCACAACTGGAACACCATTACAAACGACGGGTAATTTCGGAATCCAAAATTGGCAAGCCGTATATGAAGCTTTCAATAATCCAGATTTAGCGTCGTATGATTTTGAAACACTTCGTCAATCAATGCTGAATTACCTTCAGCAATACAATCCAGAAAATTTCAATGATTATACAAATAGCTCTGAATACGTAGCACTAGTTGATTTGATTGCGTTTATGGGTCAAGCCATGAGCTATAGATTTGATCTGAATGCTCGTGAAAGTTTTCTACCCACGGCAACAACTCGTAACGCCATCACTGCTCTAGCAAATTTAGTCAACTATACTCCATCTCGTAACCTATGTGCCAATGGTTATCTAAAACTTTTCACTATTAGTATCAATGATGATGTGTATGACAGTCTTGGTAACAATTTGAACAGCATTTCCATCAATTGGAATGATTCCACAAATCGTAATTGGTTGGATCAATGGAACACCATTATCAATGCTGTGTTGACAAGTTCACAAACGGTTGGCAGTCCGGGTAATTCTCAACTCATCAATGGAATTGATTATTCCGAGTATGGTTTGGCATGTGCCGCTGGCCAAGCTCCTCCATATCCTTTCACAGCCGCCATTGATAATACAACAATGAATTTTGAATCGGTGAATCCAACTAGTGTTGGTGAACCGTATATCTATGAAGTAGACCCTTACGATTCTCAATCCACTTTCAATTTATTATTTGAAAATGATGGAATGGGATTCAATAGTCCAAACACTGGATATTTCTTTTACTTCAAACAAGGCACTCTTACCTCACAAGCATTTTCATTGATCAACGCCCTTCCAAATACGATTGCCTATATGTCCACCACAGGCATAAACAATACAGATGTTTGGCTATATCAAATCAATAGTAATGGAACGTTGACAGAATGGACTCAAGTTGAAGCCATTTATGGCGAGAATACAACCTTCAACAATTTGCCAGTATCCCAACAAACTATTTTTTCAGTCACAAGCGGTGTAAATGATTCAATTGCCTTAGTCTTTGGTGATGGTGTTTTTGGAGCAATCCCCGTTGGTAATTTTATTTGCTACACTCGCAGTTCAAACGGATTGAACTATAGAATCAACCCAAATGAAATGAGCAATATTTCTTTGACTATTCCATACAACAGCAAAGAAAATAGAACTCAACTTTTCACTGCTCGTGCAACGCTACAATACACAATTGGAAACAGTGCAGCAACCGAATCTCTTGCCAATATCAAGTTGAAAGCCCCGCAAAGCTATTACTCACAGAATAGAATGGTAAACGGCCAAGATTACAATAGCTTTCCATTTACACAATATAGCAACATTCTTCAAATCAAGTCTATCAATCGCACAAGCAGTGGGGTAAGTCGATATCTTGATGTGGTTGATCCAACTGGCAAATATAGCAGCACAAATATCTTCTGTGATGATGGTTACATCTATTTGGATTCCAGTATCATCACCAATAATTATACCTATTCAAATTTGAACGCATTAGCCAATATTATTGAAACGCAAATTACAAATATTATTGCTGATAGTAGCACTTTAAGTTTCATCTACAACAATTATCCACAATTTCAGCAATCAGCATTGACAACTCAATGGAATATGGTACTGACTGACAATACAAGTTCCAGTGGATGGTTTGGAAATATCGCAACTAGTAATAGTTTACTGACTATCAACGATCCAAGTTTTGGAAGCGTTCTAACAAGTTTTGCGTCTATTCTTGTTCCGGGAACTCTGCTTACCTTTACAGCACCAAGTGGTTATGTATTTGATCAGAACAACAATCTAGTTGTTGGCAATACTAGTTTGCCTGGATTGAATCAAAAAACAAATATCTATACAACCATCTCCGGCATTCCACTCAACGCTGGCATTGGAAATAGCATTGGTATGAATGGCGTGAATGTTGATGGAAGCGGTGCGATCCAACTAAATCAAAAAGTTCCAACTGGAGCAATACTCTATTCCATCTACCCATTCTACTCACCAGTATTGCCATCCACCATTCTTCAAAGTCTAATCAATTATGTTGCCGCTGGCAAAGCTGTTGCGCTCAACTATAATCCAAATCTAATCGGAACAGGGATTTCAAATTGCTGGACTCTTATAACCAGCCCAACTTTTCCATTGAATTTCAATCCTGCCACTTATGGTAGTGCATTCGTTCCGCCAAGTAGCCCATCGGCCACTTCAACAAATAGTTGGCTATTAGCATTTGTTCCAACACTCACAAACGGTTTCTCTGTGTATCAGCAGAGCAATTCCTATTATTTTGGCAGTGAAAAGCAAACATCATTCTATTACGATTCAAATGCAAAGGTCTATGATCCTGTCAATGCCACAACTTTGAGCGATCAGATTACTATTTTGAAAACTAATTCAGCACCCACAACAAATACTAATCTAGGATTGACCAATGATGTTCCTGTCGATATTTTTTCCACTGTAAATGAAATCAATGGAACCATTGATAGCAGTCGTGTTGGAATTGAATATGCTGATCTAGGTTCCAGCGGAGTTCCATCCAATCCATCATTCTTTACGACAGTAGTTGGGATCAATCCTGCTGCAAATAACAATTATCTTTTCTTTGTGACTGATAACTCACAGAGTACAACCACACTAATTTCAGCCGAATCAAATGGCGTTGTATTAGTTGCTACGCTGAGTGTAATCAATAACAATCTATATAACTATGCAAATGGAACCATCATATTTTGCATTGCCAACCAATCATTCTATCAAATTAGTAGAATCGGGAACCTTGCATCCAAAACAACATTGAATAATCCCGGTGATACGCTTACCTATACTTATTTTGTTGGTCGTCAAGACTTGAAATTCCAATATCAACACAATGCGGCCGATTCTCGCAGAATTGATCCAAGTCCAGCCAATATTATTGATATCTATGTGCTTGAACAGAGTTATGCAACGGCATATCAACAATGGATCACGGATACAACTGGTCAGATTTCTGAACCTACTCCACCAACAACTGCCACTCTAAGCAACGATTTTGCTGGTTTAAATAATTACAAAATGGTTGGTGATGAATTGATTTTCAATAGTGCCCAGTTTGTTCCATTGTTTGGTGTCAAGGCAGATTCCTTAGTACAGGCCACTTTTGTGGTTGTTTCAAACCCAAATACTTCAATTAGCTCTGGCGAGGTCGCAAGTCAAGTAATCACGGAAGTCAACAACTTTTTTGCCATCGGTAATTTCAATTTTGGTCAAACATTCTATTGGTCGCAGCTAAGTAACTACATTTTAAGCCAAATTGGTGATATTATCAGTGCTGTCAATCTTGTCCCAACAGCAGGAAATCTATCATATGGAGCATTGGAGCAAATTGTATGTAATCCATATGAAATCTTTGTCTCTTGTGCAACAGTACAAAATGTATCGGTTGTAACTTCCTTGAATAATTTGAACCTACGAATCAGCTAAGCCTTCTCATACAAAATTGATAAATATGATTGAGGGTTAACTATGAAAAAAATTATTCTTTGCATTCTAGCCATTGCATCTGTGCTGATGCCAATATCGGCTCAGCAACCACAAACTCAACTAGCTCCAATCTCCCCACTTAACGCAAAATATGTACAAGGAGTTGGTATTGGGTATTGGTCTACCGCTGGTAGTGGATTAAATTTGGCCCTTACTGCTGGAACAGTAAATTGTGCTGCCACTATAACAACTTATGCTGGCGGAACCCTCGTTTTGACTGCCAGCGTACTAAACTACATTTATTTGAATACTGCTGCTTCTTGTGTTCCTGCTACAAAAACCACAGCATTTACAACAAACGATATTCCATTAGCGATAGTACTTGCTGGTTCATCTTCAATTAGTAATGGCAATATTACAGAAGCTCGTACTATGTTTTCCTATGGTGCGGCAACGGTTCTCACAGTTGGTGTAACACCTGTCAATAGTGGAACTCCCGGTGATATTCTCTATGACAATAGCGGAGTAATAGGTAATTTGGGAACAACAGGAACCGGAGTTGTAGTACTGGCTGCTGATCCTGCTTTGACTGGAGTTCCAACTGCTCCAACAGCGGCGGCTGGTAATAATTCTGGACAAATCTCCACTACTCAATATGTTGATTCGGAGTTGGGAGTTATTCCAATCACATCATTTACCGCTGGTTCATCTTCAGTTCTTGGATCAGGGGGTGGTTATAGTGCGCCAGCGTGCAACGCAGGTTGGGTCTGTACAGTTCGTTCAGGTGATATCGTATTCACAACAGGAGGCGGCAGTTTAACCTTTGGTAATGTAGTTACTTTGAATTTCTCAACGCGAACTTCTCAAACAATCTGTGCATGGCAAGATTTTAATGGAACACTGCCATCAACGGGTCTTGAAGGTGTCGCACCTGGTAGCAGTGCAATTAGTTTTGGAACGGCTGGACTTAACACTGGAACATCTTATTCTCTATTCTACGAATGCGACTAAAGGAGGGTTATGAAACAATTATTGGATTTTTTATCAGAATGGTGGGAAGAAATTAAGAACAAAACTTGGTTCGTAACCTTTCGTGGTTTGTTCATTGGTGCGCTTTTTTCTCAAATACAACAAACATTTTCAAATGGTCATATGGTGTTCACAATAACTGGAGTTCAACATATGTTCGCTGTTGCTTTATTCACAGCCGCAGTCTCATTGTATCATCTATATTTGCCAACACCAGCTACTACTTCGGCAATTGCATCAGCAAAAGCCAATGCTAAATAAACAAGAGGGATACTATGAAATTTAACAAAGCATTGGCTGTTTTGGTTCTATTGATATCACCATTACTTGGATTTTCTCAACGCTCCACAAAAATTGATTTAGGAAGTCAGGTTCAAGGAACTTTACCTAAATTGAATGGTGGAACTGGTGTGGGAACCACAAACAATGCGCTTATTAACGCTAGTATCGGCTCACAGCCTGTTACTCTTCTTGGAGTGGGCGCTCCATCTTTGCCTTGTTCAAGCACAGTAAATCTATATACCTATTATGTAACTCAAGATTTTCATTTATATCAATGCTCCAATAATAATGGTGGTGCAACTTATCTATGGAATAACATTAGTATTGGTGGCGGTGGTGGGACTACAACAAATCCTCTCTCTTTCAATACCAGCGGAGGCGCAGCACCAGGCGCTTCATTTAATGGTTCAGCAGCAGTAGCCATTGATTATCATACTGTTGGCGCTCCATCAGCTACAGGAACAGGTGCATCAGGAACTTGGCCAATCAGTATTTCCGGCGCTTCTGCGTCTGTTGGATCAACTGGTGGTAATGGAACATATTGGGGAGTATTGGGTGGTGTACAAGGATATTACACACCAACTCCTGCTAGTGGAGCCGCTGCAATATATCCACCAAATACTGGATATGTTATTTATGGCGATTCAAGAGTTGCTGTTACTGGATCGAGTTCAACAGGATTAATGACCTGTGGTTATAATGGTTTAGCGATCACAGCCAGCACGATCACAGGAAGCGTTGGAACTTTCACTGCTACCCAAGCGCAATCGGCAGGTGATTTTATTACACTCTATGGTTTTACTGGACTTGGAAGTGTATTGAATGGCGAGAAAGTTGTGATTCTTTCAACTGGTCTTTCAGGAATACAATTTGAAGCCAATGTAACTGGAATCTCTTCTGGAACAACTGGGGCTGGACTATATGGTTGTACCCAACTTCCATCAACACTTTTAGCAAATAGTCCTTTACTTCCTAGTTCTAGCACAGTAAATCTTCAAGCTGTAGGAAACGCAGCGGTTTCTGATTTGATTTCAAACTATGCTGCCCTAGTTCATCCCCTAAGTCCTGCAATAACTGGAAAGCCCGGTATTCTTATCCTTCAAGGTGGAGTTGGTGATATTATCGAGGGCGGTGGTACTACTGGAACTGTTGAAACCAATTTACGAACTCTTTGGGCAATGGCACATACTGATGGTTTTACAGTTATGGCAGAAAGTTTAATTCCACACACAAGCACAATTTATAATGGAAATACAGACTCCGATATTCTGACTGTCAATACTTGGATGAGAGGTCAAGGTCCGACAGCGACTCCAGCGGGAGCAGGAGAATATTGGGATTCTTTTGCTGATGTAGCGCAAGATTTAGCCAATGATTCTGACACAAATTTATTTCTATCAAATCAACATTTAACTGATCAAGGTAATGGTTATGTTTTTAACAATATATCATCAAACTTATTAGCTCAAGGAACAGCGGTTCAGAGTACATCTTTTTGTTATTACACTCAAGGATGTCCTAATTTGAATGTTGCTAATATCTTTGCTCAAAGTCTTGCATCATTTGGAACCATATATGCTCAATATGGCGGCACTGGTGGCCCACAAGTTGGAGTATCTGTAACTCAATATCCATGGATAGGTGGTCAGTACCAACCATTCACTTACGCAGCAAGTGGTAGCCTCACCCCATATCTTGATACATTTTACACTTTCAATAACTCTCAAATTCAAGGCATTCATACAGGCAATTATCAATCATGTTGGAACAGTTATGTAGGTACAACGATTTACGGACTAATGTTTGAAACCGCACCAACATTTAGTTTTTCTCTTGATCAAACAGTAAACAATCAGATCAACTTAGGCAATTGCGGAACACTCTCAGACTTTTCCGGCGGAATGAAATTGACTTTTATAGTTGGACCCGCCATTGCACCTAGTGGTTCGTGTACGGGGCATACAGGACAATATGAAATGACTAATGATGGGGCAATAACTTATTGTCCGGCTTCTACCCATACTTGGACTTCATATGGTGGTAGTTTCACCGCTGCTGGCGATCTTTCAGGAAGTAGTTCAAGTCAAGAAGTTGTAGGATTAGAATCCGTTCCATTCTGTACTTCGTATTCACCAATAAACGGCGATTTTGTAGAATATACAACAGGTGGAACTCCAAGCCCTTGTTATGGACCTGCAACTGCGCCAAGTGGTTCTTTTAGTGCTGGTGGTGATCTTTCAGGAAGTAGTTCAAGTCAACAGGTTGTCGGAATCAATAGCGTTCCGCTTTGTACTGGGTTCACTCCCACAAATGGACAAAACTTACAATATACAACAGGACTGTCTCCAAACCCATGTTATACAGCCGTCACACCAAGTGGTGGCGGTGGTGCTTGGACTAATATCAGTTCAGCAGTAACTTGGACTGGTTGTACATACGCAAGTGGTGTTTGTACAGTAACGGGTCCAGTTGGTAACCTCGACATCAGCGCGATCCCCGGAACTTACAGCAACATCAAGATTGTGGCTGTAGCCAATACCTCTTCGAGTTATGGTCCTGGTCAAACCTTCAATATGATAGTAAACGCAGACAGCGGCAACAACTACGACTCCTCTGTATGGGAGACAAACCCCGGTGGTACGGGTGCCGTCGCTCAGCAAGCCACAGGAGCAATAAATCTTACCGGTGTTGCTGGCTCATCGGTAGCAAACTCCTCAACTGCGCTGGAACTATTCTTCCCACAGTACGCTAACTCAACCTCCGGTTTCTGGAAGATTTGCCAAGGAACAGCAAGCGAAGAATACTCAGGTGGAGTCAGCCTAGCAACCATCGCAGGTGCATGGCACAATACGGTACCCATAACTGAACTAACATTTCAAATGGCCGGAAACTACGAAACCAATGGTTCAACATGGCAGATATTCGGACAAAACTAAAGAAGGAGTAAATACCACATTTCTGGCGGATAAATACAACAGAGGAATCCGCCAGAAATGTCAACTGCCAACTTTTTACCACCGTATCTTCAAACTGTAGCAAACAAGCGGTTTTTACAATCAACGCTTGATTTGCTGACTGCCAAACCAGCATTAACCAGATTCAATGGTTATATTGGTCGTATGGTATATGATGGAGAGGTTCTTACCGGAAATTATCTTCTGGAATCCACACCAATAAGACAAAATTATCAATTAGAAGCGGCTTTTGTCACAACAGATGCAAACCAAAATGTCACAGCAGTTTCTAATTTCCTTGATCTTCTCAATGCCAGTGCAAACAAAGATGCAGTAACTTCTTCTTGGAATAGACTACTCACCAGCAATATGTACAGTTGGCAGGGATTCTTTGATTTTGACAAAATCATCAATTATCAAAATTATTGCTGGCTTTCTACTATAAGTACCACAGAAATTCCAACTGAGTGGTATTGGAATAACAGCATCCTCATTCAACCAACCAATTCAGTTGAAACTGATATATTAGGACAAGTTCAATATACCGATCCAACTGGTATTGCCCTGTTGGATGGAATGATCATTTCCTTCCCAAACAATGAAACCTCTATTTACAATTATGGTACAAGCTATATTGTGGAAGGGGTTGGATTGGAAATCACATTGGTTCCAGTTTCAAATATCATCACACCAAACTTTGTATCTGATCAAAATAACCCACCAGATTATCTAACCATTGCAAGAAATGCAATTGACTTGAATCTATGGGCCAGAACCAATCTATGGGTTCATAAAAACACTGTCAATAGCATTGTGGCCATACTTGCCGCACAGAATAATGATTTTGTGGTTCCAACCGTATTTGATTTGGCAAAACGTCCAATTATTGAATTTACTCCGTTGGTTCTATTCAATTCTGGAAAAATTGGTTTGTCAGCCGCAACATATTTTGACAATTCCACCACCGATGCCTTTTATGTCATTCAAGGACAAATTAATTTTGCATGTGATGGATATCAATTGAATGATGGGGATTCTGTTATCTTCAATGCAGATCACAATCCATTCATTCGACAAAATGTGTATGATGTTAACTTTGTTGATACCACTAGACTTGTTCAAATTCCTAGATTGTATCCTGTTCAAGCATTATCGGCATTCAACATTACACTGAATGCCTTACAAACAATTGACGGATACATTACGCAAGTCGGGGATCGTATTCTTGTTCTTGGACAAACAGATGCCTCTCAAAATGGAATCTATGTTGCCTCTAAATTAGCTTGGACTAAAGCAAGTGATTTTACTGGCAATGAACAAATTGGCGTGCTGGTATTATACGGTATTTTCTATAAGCAAACCTATTATATTTTCACTCCTGCCAACATTGTAAACAACCCAGTTATTGGCTCATTGATACCAACATCAAATCCATTGGTGTATACTCTTCCAATAACTCCAGACCCAAATACATTACTTGTATGGGATAACTTCCCAATGATACCAACAGTTGGATACACGCTATCTGGCTCAACAGTTACATTTGTCAATGCTCCTTTAGTTACCGACACACTATCTTTTCAAGCGTGGCCTCTTGGAAACGCCCCGGTTACCAGTGCAATTACTGGCGTTCCCGCTGGTGTAAAAAATAGTGTAAATTGTGTATTCACAATTCCAACACCACCAGATGATAGCACATTGCTTGTTTGGAACAATTTTCCACTAGTGGAAGGTGTTGGCTATACTCTTTCTGGAACAACAATTACTTATGCACAAGCACCAGTTCCATCAGATGAATTGTTCTATCAATGCTGGTCTAAATGGATACAAAGCCCAGTTATTCCGGTTGCTCAACTTGTGTTACGAGACACTGCACAATATGATAATTGTGTTTTGATTACCGGAGGTCAAGCATACTCAAATCAAATGGTTGTATGGAATAATACAAATTGGGTAGTTGCAGCACAAAACAAAACCGAAATCAATCAGGCTCCTCTTTTTGATGTGTTTGATATGAATGGCGTTAGTTTTGGTAATTTTGCAATATATTCTGATTCGAGTTTTATTGGCAGCGAACTATTTTCCTATGAAATAGGAAGTGGTGCTGATGATTCAGTGCTTGGGTTCCCACTTACATATGGACCGGTTGGAAATCTCAACGATGTCATTTTCCAACATAACTATGTAACCGATACCTTTTCTTATGGAGGTATTTCTACACCAGTTCAAATTCTCAATGGCCGCGCACATAGTATTAACCCATTATCATATGTGGAATCAATTTTTGATTCGTGGCAATACACATTAAGCAATCTTGAATTGTATCAAAACTATCTATCTGTAGGCACTGCAAATATTAGCTTTACAGGAAATCTCTTAATCAAATCCACCGGAAATTCACAAGCAACACAAGTTTTTGTGAATGGCACTCAATTAGCACCGAGTGCATTTACTGTTACACAGACTAACAACAAAATAACGATTGTCATTGTGAACGGGGTAGCTGTTACTGATACTGTTTTCATTAAAATTTTGAGTAGCACTCCAATACCAGGTGCCTATTATGATGTTCCTCCTGCATTTGATCATAATCCACTTGGTGAGATGCTTGACACTGTTAATATGGGTCAACTTCGCTTACATGCGTCAACAGCACAAAATAATACAAATGATATCACCGGAATCGTAAATCTATTTTTGAATGAATATCAAGGTGTCCCAGGAAGTATGCTATTTCAAGAAGCAATTAGTATGCTTCCAACAGTATTATTGTGTAATAACAATTTTAACATTGATCAAGCATTGAGAACTGCATCTGATGATTACACTTTATTCAAACAGCGTTTTGTCAATATGACATCACAACTTGTCAATATCGGTTTGATGCCAGCCAAACAAGCAGTTGATCTAATACTTCAAAAGGTTGCGTCAACTTACATTTCTGAACAGCCATGGGCCACAAGTGATATGTGCTATTGGGGAGGAATCAACAATACCATCACGGTTAGCAATACTCATTTGATGACTTTCAATTTACAGCAAACATACAATTGGACTCAGCCAAATCTTCAAGAATTACAAATCTATTTGAACAATGTTCAATTGATTCTCGGCTTGGATTACAGCGTATCTGGAAATATATTGACAATGATCACTGCATTGAGTCTTGGAGATATTATTTCCATTTATGAAATTGCTAATACCACTGGTAACTATATTCCAGCAACTCCAACAAAACTTGGATTGGCACAATCGTATGTCCCACAGATTTATACTGACTATACTTACCAAACTCCTCGACCAGTCATTCAAGGACACGATGGTAGTATCACAACTTGCTATGGTGATTATCGTGATAACCTGATTTTAGATTATGAACTACGAGTCTTCAACAATCTCAAAGTAAACAACCAATTTCTATCTGACATCATTCAATCGCATGTTCCGAATGGTGGAAGGTGGCGCAGTGAGCAAGCAGGTGCAAATGCTTCCATTGCGCCATACACTCCATCCGAATTATTGACTATTCAACAGCGTATGTTCTATGAATGGGCATCAGAATACAATATCAACTACCTGAATAGTTTTTATGACATTGATGATTTGTTCACTTGGAATTGGAGTAGCAGTCTTGACAAGTTGAGCGATCAACAAAAACTTCTTGGATATTGGAGAGGCATCTATCGTTGGTTCTATGACACTGAATATGTAAACAACAAACCATGGGAAGCACTCGGTATAACAATCAAACCAACTTGGTGGGAATCTACTTACGGACCAGAACCATGGACCGGTGCAAACTCCAATCTATGGGATGATATCGCAATCGGAATTATTCGTGATCCTGCTGGTATTCGTTATAGCACTTTTGGTTCAAAAACATTTGGAACCAACACGGTAACATCAGTAATTCCAGTAGATAGTTCTGGAAACTTGCTTGATCCAAACGAAAGCGTAGTAGGTGTATTCAACGATAGTGCGGCTTCCTATGATTTTGTATTTGGTGACGATGGCCCTTCAGAAGAAGCTTGGAGACGAAGCAGTGTCTATCCATTTGCAAAACTTCGTGCTCAGATTCTTCAAAATCCTTTGTTTATGTGTGGAGTATTGTGGGATACAAATAACTATTTGCCAACTGTGGGCTTTGATCAATTCAGATATCAAAATAACTATCTTGGAAGCATCAACCAAGTTACTTTGAATAGTGTTGATGATAATGGAACCGCTCTTGTCAACAGTATTTTGAATTATAGCATTGAATATCTTCGTCGTCAAGGGCAATCTCCTGCACAATTACGCGAAGCTATCAGCAACACGACAGTTCAACTTATGTATCCATTGGGCGGCTATTCCGATCCAAATGATCTTACTGTTTATGGCTCTCCTAACAATCCAGCCGATGTTGGAGCCGCTGAACTAATTCCAGTTCACGATTATACTCTATTTTTGAATCAAAGCACACCAACAGGAACTATCAACTACAGCGGTTTGACAATCAATACAGCATCAAATGGTGGATATCAAGTTTCTGGATACAATCGTGTCAATCCATTCTTTACAATTTATCCAGCAAATATTTATGGACCTGCTGTTCAAATTGGCGTTGCTCCAAATTTCTTCAAATATCCAGCGTCGTTTGCATTAGTACCAGAAATTGTTCCATACAATACCATTTTTCCTGATGTGCAAAGCGCTGTAAATTTCATTGCTGGTTATGAAAATTTTCTAACTGCCAATGGCATTACCTTTGATAACAATGTTTCACAAACACAAGTTGATTGGCAAGGCGCAGCAATTCAATTTATCAAATGGAGTCTTACCGATTGGAATGTGGCAATTCCGTTCTCGTTGGTTCTAAATCCAAGTGCATCCATCATCAATTATAATGCAACATCAGGCACCTTGTATGATCTTACCGATCCACTTGGTAGTTTAGTGTTGGATGTAAATAGCACCGTAGTTGGTCCACAATTCTTAGATGTATATCGTGACAATAATGCGGTCACCATAACGCATCAAGGCGGCGGAATTTTTGCCTGTGTTGCCGCTGATATTGTTAGTTACGAGCATCGTGTTATCTTTGATAACATAACAGCATTTGATGACACAATCTATGATCCAATTTCTGGTGTTCGTCAAATTCGTGTTACATTTTCTGGACAAAAGAGTGCCAATTGGGATGGAACTCTGGATAGTCCAGGATTCTTGATTTGCACCGATTCTGTTCAAGCATGGATACCAAATAAAGACTATCTATATGGAAGTTTAGTTCAATGGAAGAATAACAACTATGTGGCAACACAAGATGTAATTGGAGCCACAACTTTTCAATATGGGCAATTCCAATTGATATCAACCACTTTCACAAATAGCATTCTACCAAATTTGTCTTTGAAATCTATTGACTATGTAAATTCTTACAACATCAACTACCGACCATTTCTAACTGATTTGGTCAATCTTCGTAATAACACAATTGGTTATATTGAACGAGATTGGTTGACTATTTTGGATATTGATCTTGGCGGTCAAACTGATTTTTACAAGGGATGGATCAAAGAAAAGGGTTCTCTTAATTCATTGAATAGTTATGGTCGCGGTTCAACTCCTCAACTCAATACAGTTGTGGAAGTCAATGAAGAATATGCTATGAAAGTTGGTGTTTATGGCAGTGATCTACGAACTGGATATGGTGATGTTAGTTTACCACCGATCATCAATACACAAAATCCTTTGATTATTTCATTTGTATCATCTCCAAATTCTGCTGATTCTAACAGTATTCAAGTTACACCGCACAATTTGTATGAAAAATCTGCCAATTGGAACAATGACTTGATTCAATACTATGGCAACTTGGTTTTGGAAACCAGCAGTTTTACAAGCGGAGGTCCAGTAATTCCACAGGCATTCATTGCAGCAGCGCAAAATACTATTCCAAGTTTCATCAAAACAGATGAACCATATTTGTTCTTCCCAACATTAGATTTGATGACTGCTGCTCCTCAAGATAGTGTATTGAAGATTGCCGAAAATGGTGGAAGTTTTTGGATTGAAAACAATCCTCTGGCTCCCGGACCAAACCAATGGGATGTTATCATTTTTAGTGCGGCCAGTACAGCAATTGCATCCATTACTCAACTCAATGCCAATACTATCAGTTTCATTTTATCCAACAACATTGGTGTAACTGCAAATAGTATCATAGTCATTGACTATACCGATGTTGGTGCTAATATATCCATCTCTGGTTCATTCGTAGTGAATGATTATTTCATCGCTCCGTTCATAACAGCTAACACCATTGGATATTCAAATCTATCTATCATCACATCACCAAATCAATTTGGAAATGTGTTTGTAAATTATCCAAACCCTGTTCCAACCAGTGATATCTATGTTTCTCGTAGTTTACGATCTGATAGTATTGCCGAGGGGGATATCATATCTGGAGATAGCACCCAATATGTTGTCAATGATGTCACCGGAGAAGCGGCATATGATCTAACCGTTCCATATCAAACAGAAATTACATATACAGGTGTTAGTGGTGGAATCGCTATAAATTCGTTGGCATATGATAGTCCAAATCAACTGCTATGGAGCGGAAAACCAAATTATGCACCTTCTGGAGTTGTTGAATTACGAATCGTTGCTCCGGATATCATATCTATTGGAAATGTGTTGCCGACCATTGATACTGTCGTTTACATTTTACAGCCACAAAATCCAAACTCTTTCAATTTGGGAAGAATTACTGTTGCTGCCAATAATTTCGCGGCGGCAACGGCAGATACCAGTGGCATTCCATCACAAATCTATATATGTCGCAATAATTCTCGAAGCGCTCCATCAGTTGCGCAAATACTTAACGGAAACACTTCATCTTCATATCAAATCAATGGATTAGCAGTAAGCGCAGATGGAAATTGGTTATATGCTGTTGAAGAATTTTCTAGTGGAGTCTCGCAAATTGCAGTATATGCTTTACAAACCAATGCAAATGTTGGGCAATCATGGTTCCCAAATTATTCAATAACTGGGCATGTAGCCAATACATCCATTACAGTCAATCACGTAATTCCAAATGAATATGCCATCACAGTGCTTATCACCGATAATATTGATTACTCTAAGCGAGTACTGATACCAAGTTATGAATACACTGTTGCTGGCAATGTAATCAATATCAATGGCGTACATGCAGGAACAACTTATGTTGGTGATCCAAATCATACCTTTACGGTAACTGGTTTGCCATCATTTTATCAATATCAAGGAACATTGAATCCTATAGCTTTCGGTCTTTCACAATTTGGGGCAGGAAGTCAATTTGGCGCATCTATCGCGTGCGATTCCACAGGGACTTTACTTGCTGTAGGGGCACCTGCGGTTGGCTCTGGAAATGTAGTAATTTTCTCTCGCGTCACAGAAAATCAATATGCAAATGCAAGTGGTTATGCAACACCAATCAATACATTTGAAACCATTACTAGTGTATTGATAAATGGTCTTCCAGTACCACAATCTGCGCACGTCGCAGTTAGTGCAGGTACACTAATTGAATTCCAAGGCTATTGTTTTAATGTAGATCAGGTTATTTCGGCACCTAATACAACAGACAGCGGATTTGGCACTAGCGTTGCCATTGAAAATAATCAATTAGTAGTGGGTAGCACAAATACCACCATCGGCAATCAGTTCAACAAAGGAACAGGATACTTTTATGCCTTGGATACAGCCATTACCAGCACCAAAATTATTCCTTTGATAGATTTGAGTCTCTCTACCATTCCATTTATGATTAACGGATGGGTTTGTACCCCAGCAACCTCCACAGTAATTGGTCTGATAAATGCCATTAACGCAATAAGTGGATATACTGGCATAAATGCCTCAATTCAAAATTCAAACCTAGTTCTCAACATTGATTCAGTCTTACAATCGTCCGGAATCGGACTTTTAGGCGCATAAATATTAGTATGATTTCCTCATCTCTCACTAGCCAATTCGTACTCATAGATTCTGTGTCTCCCACGGATTCTGCGGCACTGCAATTTGGTCAGAAAGTTAATTGGTTAAGCAATGATTTATTTTCTATTGTTAGCAACATTGACTCTCCTTTTGTGAGTGATGATATTAAATTATCAGATGCAACATATTTTGATGGAGATGGAACCCAATTTGGAGATATTTCTACATCATTCAGTCAAAAAATTGATGTATATCAGATTCTCAAAACCAACAGAGAATGGATTAATTCACCATCAGATATTCTAAAGACGGTGCCTGTTACAACAATACCAATTACCGGAATTTATAATACCAATGTTGTTTATGCCGGTGCCATTGATAATCTATTTCTTGCAGATGCAGGAAATCCAGATAGCGCTATCAAAATTTTTAATAACCCATCATTGACACATGGTTGGACAGTATTTACTGCACAAGAACAGCGACTTGATTCAGGAAGTATTAGTCAAGCTTGGATTTACGATTCTGTCACGCAAATCAAATTGGCTGATTTAGAAGTCGTTGACATTTATGCTGGAATCTTACCTGGCACTATTAGTAGTGAACTTGATTTCGTTTGTGATATTGACCCAGCTTGTTACAACATTCTACCATGGATTCCCGGAACTGTTTATGCAATTGGTAACCGAGTTCTATATGGTGGACAAATTTATCAAGCACTGTATTCTGGAAAAAGCGGAAGTATGTTTAGTTCTTCCCTATGGCTTTTAGTAACTTCTCAACCATCTGTCAATACTGAAGGGATCACCAAATGGGGAGCAAATCAAATTGGAAGAACTTGGTTTAATACCACAAATCTAAAAGCAGTAAATGCCCAACTAGGAACTTTGTCCGAACGCGCACAGAATTGGAACACTTGGTTTCCAAACTCAGCTATTCAAATTTTTGAATGGGTGAATAGCTCTGTACCTCCTGTACAATACACAAGCAATGCCGCCAATGGATTTGTTATTGATCCGACAATTTCATACACCTATGATTTGGTTACTAATCAATATGGTTTTTGGGTTTTTGCTAAAGATTCGGCAAGTCCATTACATAATCAAACAACAGCAGAATTGATTGCTGATGTTAGCAATATTCCAGATTCCGGAATACCAATGATAACCGCCATTGATACTAATGCCGTGGCAGTTTGGAATATCAATCAATTTGTATCCAACAACACAGTAATTTTACACATTGATTATGTTACTGAATCCGCCAACAATCAATTGCACAACGAATTTGCACTAATCAGTAATGATGGCACCAAGTCGTGGTATACAACATCAATTTATCCAAAATTAATTGACAGTCTTAGTGGTGTATCCACAACAAATCAACTTGTGCCCGATTTTACACTTCCAACCAATCAACAAACTGGAATTCTCAACAATCCAGTTCAATCGTTGTTTGTAAACCGATCCACTGCGTTAGATATTTACTTCTCAATAGTCAATCAGCAATTAGCAAACATTGCAATTGCAACAACAGCAGTAATCTCGGCATTGAGTGCATCCGATCCGTTACCAACAAGCGGTTTCAACGAGCAAATTTCTGATCGCTCTGTGTTAGATGAACTTGATTCTTCTTTGTATCCAGAAAATTACCGCATTTTGCTTACACAAGATGATACTCTAACCCCACCAGCATGGAGCATTGTGGCTATTGTTGATGGAGTATGGCAACTTGCGCAATATCAAACATACAATTTGGCAAATAATTGGGAATATACTGATTGGTACAGTGTAAATTATACCGATGCTTCTCCAACTTATGTTTTGAACAATCCAGGAGAATTATCTTTTATCACTTATGTTGCAGGAGACATTGTTCAAATCCTCAATAACGGAAATGGCAATCAAGTAATATTTTTGGCGGTCATAAATGATATTGACCCTGCCGTAACTGAACTTGACCCGATCTATATTCAAAACGGAACGATTCAATTCTTGCCCAATCTATATGATTTCTTATCAAGTGACATTGGGTTTGACAATCAACCATTTGACAGTCAACCATTTGATAATGATCCATATTTGGCAATCCGATTCATCACACAAATTTTGAATGACACTATTTTTGTGGGGAGTGATATACTAACCGCATCAGCCGATGATGGTTTCTATTCCATTCTCAATTACATCTTGTTTGAAAATCAGAATCTTGATTGGTTATTCAAAACCAGTTTTGTCACAGTTGATTACAACAATCGTAATCTTGATATTCAAGGAACTTTCTCTCCGGACAATCAATCATCCATTGAAGATTTTGTGAGCGAAACATTGCCGTTTCATATTCGCGTTCGTGAATTTCGTGACACCTTTACTAGTAATGATTATGGAAATATTGGAGCAAATGACTTTGATATTCCATCTCAATATGACTCAAATTATGCTAACATAGTATATGAATTTTCTCCAAATTCAAAGTTGAATACACAACTCCCTTTGAGTCCGTTCCAAAAATATGTTGGTGTTTCATCTTATGGAAATTCTTGCTATATCAAGAGCGATGGTATTCCACAATATCCAACAATGGAATCCACCCCACAAAATTGGCAGTTTGGATTTGTCAAAATTCCAATAACCAGAAATATCAAATACGACACAGTTCCAGATACATCCGGCCCAATCGCTGTAGCAATTGATGGCGTTCCATTTTTTAGTCCAAACAGCGGTGAAACAGAAACGTTATATCAGTATGGAAATATTAGTCAACCATTAGCAAATATTGCCAATCAATCCACATACACCATAAACAGTGTTTGGGAAGCACAAGCAAATGATCTTGATCCAGGTGCTGGATTTACCAACATCAACGGAGCGTATGAATATCTAACTTATCCGTACATCTTGGCAAATTCTGCCCCCAACAATTCACCAATTACTGGTGTTCAAGATACTCCTCGTGGCGTACTTGACGGATTCAACGATACATTTGTTCTAAATTATGTTGCGGCTGATCCAAATAGTTTATTGCTTTCTTTAGACGGCGTAGTATTGACACAAAATGAAGATTATACACTGGTCGGTCAGGTGGTCACATTCTTTATTCCACCAATGGCTGGCTTGATTCTAACAGCGTACTATGATTACGGAGTTACAATTCCAGTAGGATTAGTTGAAATAATACCAACAGGAATATTAGATGATGTAAACACAATTTTCACATTACCATCATTGCCAAGTCCTGCATTGGGTTTGAAAGTATTTTACAATGGTTTACTACAGTCTCCAATAGCACCAACCAGCGATTACACCTTGACAGGAAATACTATCACCTGTAATGTTGCCCCAATAAGTACAGGCAGTATATTGGCACAATATAGACTTAGTACCTTTGTTTCTCCATATACCTATGCTGATGCTATTACACCAACTGGTGCAGTTGATGGTGTGAATTATACATTTACTCTTCCAAATAGTCCAGATTTTATTGAACTTTTTTACAATGGTCAATTGCTAATATCGGGAGAAGATTTCACCATAGTTGGAAACACCATAACTTATCTTGTACCGCCAATATTAAACTCCATCAATCTTGCATATTATGCATACAATCTAATTGAACTACACAGCCCACTTATTGGTTATGCTTGGGATGGTGGGCCAATTTATGGACCAGATGGTTATTTGAATGCAAATGGTTCTGGTGGTGTTATCACAAATACTACGAGCTACACATTATCAAGCGTGCCTCGACTTGATAAAACTGGTCAACCAATAATCAATGGTTTGCAAATGGCCGTGTATGCTACGCCAACCGGAGAATATATTGAAGACTTTGTGTATGTTCCGAACTTGGGAACCCTTGATGATTGCAACGGCAGATTTGTTGCAACTCCAGAATATCCAGCCGGTGTGTATGCATATTTTGCCACAGTAAATCCAGCAAATTCATCTATTCCATTGTATCCATACATCGTTGGCCCTTGTTATAATTCCAAACCATTTGGTCTACGATACACTTATATTGATGGTGTAAACACCCCAGTTTATCTCAATGGAAATGTTTCTATTCCATTGACTCCATTTATTGACACCATTGATTTGGTACGATCACCAGATGGTTCCATTGTTACTGATATTTTGACATTACAAGAACCTGTTTATGCATCGTGGAATAACAATCACACCTATTCAATTGAAAATTTACTTGTTGAAAGAACTGGGTCTGGATACTTAGATTTATTATCGGATATAGTGATCACTCCAACCAATAACGCCTCGGCTGTTGTTTCTGGTTTGCAAATGGTTTCTACTAATTTGATTGCTTCTGGTAATAGTTATGTCAACGGAGAAATTTTAGCCATTGTCGGAGGAACTTATGGAAACGCTGCACTCATTCAAGTATCAAATGTAAATGTTGCGGCTGGAAATTCCATTATTGCATTTACCAGCAATATAAATGTAGCTAATGTAAATTCAAATATTGTATTTACTCTGCCATCGTCTCAAGAATATACTGTGCTTCCATCTAACCTCGCCAATGTTGCCACAACATCATTGACTGGTAATGGAAGTGGTGCAATTCTCAATGTAGCATTTGGCATTGAATCTGTGACAACTGTAAATGGTGGAAATCTATTTACATTTACACCATCTGTTGTTGTAATTGATGCAAACGCAACTACACCAGCAACCGTGTATCCAGAATTGACAAATGGTTTGGTGCGTCAAATAAGCACCACGCTTTCCTTTGCTCGTGTCAATACAAGTCCATATCCAGGTGTCTTTGTTGATGCTGGAACATTTACTGGCTCATATCCTGTTCCAACAGGAACAATTTTTGATTCCAATGATGCTACTGCCGGACAAACATCATTGAACATTTCTTGGCGACCAGAATTGATTTCTGACACTTCGTTGAGTACTGAATATTCTCGTTTTGGTAACACATCGGGCATATTCAATACCTTCACTGATCAATATATCATTGCTAATATTGCAAGTCCAGACTTAAACACATTGAGCATCAATGCCAATAATTTTACGCTGGAATTCTTTATGAACTTTAGCAATATCACAAGCAATCTTTCAGTTATCCTAGATACTAGAGCAAATGTGTCCAGCCATTCTGGATTAGTTGTCTTCTGTGAAAATGGCAATTTGTGTATTGGTTCAAATTCCAGCGTAGCAATTATCAACACTGGTACACCATTTGTCACAAACGATTGGGAGTATATCACCCTGCAAGGTAATAGCGGAAATCTATATGCATATATGAATGGTGAACTTGTTGGTTCTTCCATTGCTAATGCCAATGCTAATATTGCTTCTTATAATTTTACAGATTATAATCTTACTTTAGGTGCAGATGTTGGTGGTGGAAATGTATGCACTGGTTATATGGATGAAATTCGCCTTACAACTGACTTCAATCGCTATATTCCTGGCATCATAAATATTGATATACCAGCACAAGCATTCCCACGATCATTGGCTGTTGATCCATATTTGCTTCCACAATACACACCATTATTGTGGGGCTTTGAAAGCCTTGACAATGAAAGTAAAACAAATATTTCATTCATATCTGTAAATGCGCAAACATTGATTAGCGATTTGTCTTGGAATCAAAAGAAATTACAACTGGTAAATTATGGTGCAAATTTAGTTGTTGATAGCACCACGATAAACATAATTGAAAATCCACAGACCAGCGAAATACTGGTAGTGAAATTGAATCTTGCAATTCCACCACCAGGACCAAGCTAACATAGGCAAACAAGGATAATATGAGTACAAGCAGTTACATTAGAGCATTCGGAGATTCGGACTATAATTTCGCATACAGCGATTTTACAGTGGAATTTTTTGCGGAAACTAATACTTCCAATGGATGTCAAACATTGTTTGAAATTACAAACAACGAATCGGCTTCGGCTAATCTCTATACTAAGACAAGATTTTTGACTGTTATTGAAAATGGCAATCTAAATGCATATGCAATTCAAATTGTTGCCCCATTTATTGTGGGAGGTCATGTTAGCAATATTACCACTCCAATTCCAATCGCATCAAATGATAAAATTTTCTACAACGGTGAACTATTAGCACCCAATCAATACTCTGTTTCTGGCAGTCATTTACATCTTTCCAATATTGCAATTAGCTCGACGAGTGTACTAACTGAAATTGGTCAAGTTCTTTTTGAAGTTCTTGGCGGTCTAGTAACAGTAGATGTTTCTCATTTTATCAGTGCGGAACGATATCAAAATCAGTTCTACCTATTTTTAGATGGTGTTTCACAAAGCGCACCGGTGGCGGCATACAACGCTATACCAGCACAAGTTATCACAAACTCCAGCAATATCAATGCAAGCTTGCAAAGATATGGTAGTCCAGCATTACTTACCATTGGAGCAAATCGAGACGGCAAAAACCAATTTTTAGGTATGTTTGGCGATGTAAAAATCATAAATGGCGTATCCGAGCATGTTACCGAAACCGAAATTCAAAATACAATCAGCAGTCTTTTTACCGATGCAAATCTAGGAACTCAACCTGCCGATATTATTATTGATGGTGGTCACTTCGTTGATAGCATCACGAGCTATGCACCAGAAGAATTTGTACCCGGACAAATTTTTGATACACTGTATATGCAAGTGTATCAAAGCGATACTGCTAACGCTAATTCCAATATTATGAGTTTTGCGCTTTTCAAACCAATAATTATGGCTGGTCCTACTGGATACTATGAATTCACTATTGAATCTGTGAATCAAAAAATTACTCTTCCTTGGACTTCTTTGGATGCGGCTGCTAGTATCAAGGTCAATGGAAATGCAATTTCGTCAACTTCTTGGGCCGTAACTGATAGTGTTCTCACCATCGCGGCCGGTCCCGGAGATTTTGTCCAAATGTATGCTACGGGTCCAACCACATATTATGCTATTGGTGCCAATACTGTTTCTACTTTGACAAGCAATCTTTATGCCAATAGCAATTCAATAAGTGTGGCAAATACTGACCCATTTATTACTCCAATCATTGGCAGTACTGCCAATATTTCAAATAATGCTTTATTGAATGTGCGCGGTCAAGTTTTTGTCAACCAAGAATGCATTACTTATTTGTATATTGACAGAACTGGTAACACTTTATCTGGTTTGATGCGCGGAACTTCTGGCACAGGCGTACCAAATGTTCACATTTCTGGCGCTAGAGTGGTTAGTGCGTCATATAACAATAACCTGCAAAATTTGACTTTTGTTGATCCACGAACGAATATTTGGTATACATATCCACCAGCAAATACAAGTTTACAAAACACAAACTCTGTTATTTCATCAACATTACTATCTATCGGCGGGTTACCGCCAGTGACACCATTCTAAGAGGATAAATATATAATGAAGATTCCAGATGAAAAGCCAAATGTAAGCGTTGAAGAGCATTTGAAAATGGTTGTTAGTGAAAAAACACTAACTGGCAATGTAGAATATGTTGTTACTAAAACGGTAATCTGTCAACGAGTTAAATGAGGGACAAATGAATTCCGATCTAAAATTACATATAACCGGACACGTTAAAATTACAGACGCTATCACCAAAAAGATATTATTTGAAGGTGACAATGCTGTTCATTTTGAAAATTTGTCCGTCGCCATCGCTCAAAGTCTAGGTGGTGGGCCACTCAATGCTTCAAATCCCGGATTCTTTTATACTATGAATTTTGGAAATGGCGGAACTACAGTCAATTCAAGTGGCATTGTTACCTATAATCCACCAAATATCGTTGGCGCTACAGCACAGCTTTACAATCAAACTTACAGCAAGGTAGTCAACAATCAATTTTCAGCCGATCCTGATCCACTCAACAATAACATCACATACAGCCACGTCCCAGGAAAGGCTTATACCGATGTTATTGTCGTTTGTAGATTAGATTATGGTGAACCAGCCGATCAACTACCATTTGATAATTCCAATTATATCAATAGCAAATATGCCTTTGATGAACTTGGATTGTTTAGCTACAATGGACAGCTTCTAACCCATGTCATTTATTCACCAGTAATCAAGTCCCTTAACCGTCTTATTGATATTGCTTACACATTGAGAATTTCTACGCTTAGCTCTTTGAGCGCATAATAGAGGAAACATAATGAGTTATCAGGTTCAACTTACGAATGGAAATGTAATAGCAGTCGTACCAGATACACAATTGGTTTCCACCTATGGTGGTTTGAATCTGATTGGAAAATTTTATCCTGGTTTTGGAACAGTGTTCAATGACAATTTAGTTCATATGACTGAGCATTTTGCTGATAACACCCCTCCAACAAATCCATTTATAGGACAGATTTGGTATGATACGATTTCAAGTTCCATCAATTTTTGGAACGGAACACAATTCAAACCCATTAGTGTTATTACCAGTAGTGCTTTTGCCCCAATTGATCCACAAGAAGGTGATGAATGGTATGACAGTGTAAATCAACAACTCAATGTTTGGAATGGTTATGCATGGGTTCTTATCGGGCCTATCAATCAAGGTGGAGCAAAAGAAGGGTTTGTTGTTCAAACTCTACAAACAAATACAGGAAATGTCTATTATCTTGATCTATATGCTAACAATGCATTGATCGGTGTTGTTTCTTCCATAGCTCTAACTAATCCTGCCATTGATGGTTTTGGAAACATTCGACCCGGCATCAATTTTGTTACTGGTGCTGGTTCTCCCCCATCCATTGTTGAAGCTGGCATATATAACATAACAGAATTAACTTTTGGAAATGTTGATCAACTTAGTATTACAGTTGATTCCAATGAAAATGCAATTGTGGAAGTGGGTATTGGCAATGTAATGATTGCTACTAATTCTTCTCCTGCTGCCAATCTCGCCGCGTATACAGAATTTTCTAATGGAAATATTGGTGGAACAGTATATTTTGATAACATTGTTGCTAACAACTATGGAAATCTTCCCGGTACATCTTTTCCTGGGTCTGCCAGCCAAATCATTTACAATAATGGAATTGCATTGGCTGGATCAAATGCTCTAACCATTTTATCAAGTAATGTTACTGCAAGAGTTGATCATTTGGATGTTACTGATGATGCAAATATAGGCGGTTTGGCCACAGTCGGAACTATTTTTGCCACTACATATGAAAATCTTCCAGCACCTTCTCCATTCGTAGTTCCTGGAAGCACAGGACAATTTTTATATAACAGTGGTGGAGCAGTTGGTGCAACCGCACAACTTACCATTAGTGGTACAACTATTATTGCCCCTATATTATCAAGCACAACCTTCACAGTTACAGGAACATCAAGTCTCGCGGTAGCAAGCGCATCATCTTTGGCGATTTCTGGTAACGAAACAATCAATGGAACATTAGGAGTAGCAGGAATAACTACACTTACAACATTGATTGCTCAAGGAACTACCGTAAACGGTTTGACTGTACTGAACAATCTCATAGTTGGTGGGCAAGCAACCATAAATAATGGAAGTTCTGGTAAATTTACTTTACCAACTACGGCCGGATCTGTTGCTGGCGCACCATTGATTACAAATGCTGATGGTACAACGCAATGGTCTGCAAATGCACCATCATTTGGTTCTAATGGAAATGGATGGTGGTCTGTAGACCTTACTGGATGTATTCATCAATGGAATAACGCGGTATATTTAGGTGGCGGAGATTTTGCTGTGACTTTCCCATCAACCGTAACACCATTTACCGATGTCACATCAATATCTGTAGTTTGTGTTGCTGTATATCCAAGCGGAGATACTGGTTATTTGACTATCAAAGCAGGATCAATCACAACAACAGGATTTACAATTCACCAAAATGATTTAGATAATATGTATGGCAATTGGATTGCCATCGGATTTTAATTTATAAATAACAACAGAGGTAACTTATGAAATTTCTCTATATTCTTTTAGTCGCAATGTTATCAACCACGCTTGTTCTTGGCCCAACAGCTTGTAGCAATCCAACCCAAGCACAAATTACCGCTGTCGTACAAAATATTGCAAACTGGACTCCAGCCCTTACCAATGATGCCGCCGTTTTAGGTGGTGATATTGCCGCATTTGATCCAGCAGACTCAGTTCTTATTCAAAAGTCTGTTGCTCAACTTCAAAGTGATAGTTCATTTTTGACTACACTATGTAATCAATATTTGGCAAACCCATCTCCAACAGTGCTTGCTCAAATCGCAGCCACAGTTAGTGATGCTGTTACCGTTGATTCTTCTGCTCTTGTTGCCGCATTGCAAATTAAAGACGCAACGAGTCAGTTGATTGCACAGGGTGTATTAGCAACTATTGCTACGGCTTTGACAATTCTCAGTACATATCTTGCATCTGTCAAAGTGTCTGTAACTCCAGCCGCACAAACTGCTCTTAAAAATTTAGCTCCATATGTCAACAAGGCAACATTATCAAGTGAATTGGATAAAGCAAAAGCACAAAATCTAATTCCTTCTAACACTACCCTACAAGCATTCGGTTACTAATCAAACAAAAAGTTACCGAGATTAATTAATCTCGGTAACTTGTAATGATTTATATGGTCTTCTTTTCATATATTCTATTGCGTTAGTAATCGCTGCTTCTGGAAATTTTTCAAGCCATCCTAATAACATATTGTGTTCATGACAAAGTTCTCCTCTATAATTATTTGGATTGATTTTATTTCCATCATGATAGTGATCCGAATTTAGGGATTTCCCATTTGATTGGACAAGACAATTTGGAAATTGACAAACCTTTATTGCTCCCATTTCTTTGATTTGTTCTTTTGTAAAACTTCCTTTTAGAAAGTGGCTAGATGAAAGATTACCACATTCTTTACATTGGCTTTTTCGTTTGCTGTGCTCACATATTTGAGAACCACAACAT